AAAAAAGGAAAAAATAAAATGACTAAAAAACATCTTGTAAATATTGCTAAAATGATCAAAGCAACAAAAACAAAAAAAGAACTTGTAAAAAGTTTGATAAAATATTTTGAAAGTGAAAATCCAAATTTTAACAAAAAAACCTTTTTGGAGGCGATAAAATGAAAGCACTTTTTAAAATATTAGATATTTACGTTTTATTGATCTTTCCAATTAGTTTTTTGATTAGATTAATTTTCTAAAATTAAAGCCCTTTTTTAGGGCTTTTTTTTGATCTGTTTTAAATAGATATAGTTTTTTGATAATTTAGCTTTAAAAGGCTTTAAAATAGCCCTAAATCAAGAGATTTTTAGTTTAGGCATACATAACCCTAGCTAAAAATAAAAGGGCTAATTTAGGCAATTTTCGAGAAGATACCTTAATGAGATTGAGTCTCAATAACAATTGATAATGAATCTCAATTAGTACATTTTAGTAGCTGGTTTTTATAAAATGGGTTTATAATTTTGGTTTTATATTTTGGTTTTATAATTTTAGTTTATAATTTTGCTTGACATTTTTAAAAATTGTTTTTAATATCAACTAACTAACAAAGGAAAATACAATGATTACTACTATACTTTATGGGGTAAAAAAAGATGAACCTAGAGATTACATGGAAGAGGTTTTATATGAATGTGATGGGTATACAAATAAAGATAAATTAATGAAACAAGGTAAAAAATGGGCTAAGGAAAATGGTTATAATAGACTTAGACTTACTGAAGTCGAACATATTGAACCTAATTTTATAAAAGCTATTAACATTTAACCAACAAAGGAAAATAAAACAATGAATAAACAATTTTTTTTAATTATTGATATTGAAAATCATATTTTAGGCAAATTAGAATTAAATATAGATTTTGAAAAAAGACATGAAGAGATAATTAAATTTTTCAATGATTTAATTAATGATGATAAACACGAATTTTTACTGAAATTTGGCTTTCTTTTTCCTAAAAATGGACAAAAAATAAAAGATATTGATGCATGGAATAAAAAAGATTTTCAAATTACCAAGATAAACAAAGATATATATGACTTAAGTATCTGGGAAAATGAGGGGTTACTATCATTCAATATAATTGAACTTATCAACATTGAAAATTTAACAACATTAAACTAACAAAGGAAAATACAATGAATACAACAGAAACATACGAATACCTAGTAGATAATGGAATTGCCACAGATGATGAAATTATCTTAGTTACTAATATAAATGGATATAATTTAGAAAGCCTAAATGCTATTTTAAGAGTTAGAACAGGGTGGCATAATTTAGAACAAGCTTTAGAAATGGAGGGTTTATAATATGATATTTAACGAAGAGCAACAATTCAAATTGCTATTTTATAAACAAAAGATGTTAAGAATAGAAACTAAAGCACTAAGTGATAATTGTAGGCTAATTCAAAAAAAGAAAGATAAATTGGCATTTATTATAAAAAATTACAAAAAACGTACTTATGGAGACATTGATTTAGATATATTTGATGAATTGAATAATAGTCTTAGTAATGAAGTAAACAATTTATTTAGAAAATATAAGAAAAAAAGTAAAAAGCTAAGAAAAATAACCGATATATTAAATCATACATTTAAACAATAAAGGAAAATAAAGGGTTTATAATATGCAAGTAACAAATAAACAAAAAAAAGAAGTTTATAAAATAGCTTTTGGTGAAGAATATGATGATCCAAGTAGAAAGCAATTACCATTGCCATTGGACATGGCATATGAAGTAGCAATAAATAGACTTAAAAAGAAATCCATACTTGATGAAATACAAGTAGATATGGATAATTTTTTTACTGAAATAGATAAAATAACTGATAAGGGGGCATGATGGAATTAATACTTATATTTATATTTACTGCTTTAATTTTTATGTTGCTTTATATAAAAACCAATAGTAACATATGGCGTTATAATTACTACCAAGAAAAGAAAAATGCTGACTACTGGAGAAATATGGCATTAAAACTACAAAAGGAACGATAAAATGAAAAACATGACTTTTGATAAAAAAGAACTAGACTATATATTGAGAGGATTATCTAGCATGAAAACTATGTATCACTTGACTCATAACTGGAATACGAGAACTGAACATTGTGACAATGTAGGGTTCATAATAGAAAAAATACAAAACAGGGGCGATAAGAGAAAAAATATTACTTTTGATAAAAAAGAACTAGATTATATATTAGGAGGATTATATAATAAACAACAATCTTACAAAAGAAAATATTTTCCCCATGAAAACCCTCCAAAGTATCAACATTTTTTAAATATTCGTTTAATCATAAAAAAAATAGAAGGCGAACAAAAAAAAAGGAGAGCAAGATGAAGAATAAAGTAACTAAAAAGCAATGCCTAGAGGCAATTGAATACCTATTTACAATGGGGTATACTATGGAAATGAACACAGATAAAAGATATTATACTGAGATACTATTGAAAAAAGTAGCTAATGATTATAATATTGTTTTAGAGGGGGTCGATGATGAGCAGAACTAAACTAGCAATGGATGATGATTTTTATAATGATGATGATTATTTTTATTATCATCAAGTAGAAAGAGTGGAAGAGCGTAAAAAATGCAATTACGATTCTAAAATGGCAGATGAAAGCATTAAACATTGTACTAAATGTAATAAATGTTTTGAACGAACTATTCTTAGGAATTATCGTAAAAAAAATAAGATTGTTATATTCTATGAAGATTTTCCAACCTTTGGAAAAGAAAAAGAAGTATGCTTATTATGTAATGGTAGCGAGTATAAAAAGAGTATGCACGGTGAGATAGTTTGTTATGAACTCATTGAACCTAAATATAATGTATTCGGAGATCAAGAGCATAGAACAACACAGGATCAACTAGATTCATTAACAATAATGGGAGTATAAAATGAGTTATTATAATACTACTAAAATAAAAGGAGATGATTTAAAAACATCTCGATCCAATGCAATTAGTCAAGAGGCTTTGATTTATGGGTTTTTCTTGGATTATAAAAAACCCTTGAGTCCTTCAATGATTCTTGCTAAATTAAACCTTAGATGTCCTATAACATCCATTAGGAGAGCAGTTACAAATCTTACTTTAGATAATAAGATTATAAAAACTGATAAAACGACTAGGGGGTTATATGGTAAGCCAGAACATCTCTGGAAAATTAAAACAGATGCAGACGATTTAAGGGGTTTATAATGCCATATCCAATGAAGAAAAAGAAAAAGAAAGATTGGTTTGATACTCATGTTGAAATCATAGGTTTAGATGAAAAAACCAATAAATTAGTTAAAGAAAAAATAAAGGCTACATTTCATGTTGAGACTAAACAAAGTCGATAAGTCAGAGAAAGGCAAGGTTAAGAAACATTGTGCTAATTATGATACAGGATTTAAATGTATTGGTGTTATAATTGGTGGCAAACTTCAACAAAGGATTGATTCAGATCTTGAAGGTAAACCTTGCCTTATTGCAAATGGTAAGAAGTGCGATTATTATAATAAATGTGTAAAACCTATTGCAGATAGCTTATAAATGTATTATCTTACTACGCCTTAAAAGGATGAAATATTAACAAGTGGATTCATAGGGGGGTTATTTCCTTTTCTCCCCTCCACTTATAAAGGAGAAAATAATGATTAAAACAATCAGGGTACATGAACTTATAGAAGCACTAGAATCAGTAGATCAGAATCTACCTATTTATACTTTTAATGGACAAGATGAATTAAGAGGGATTTATGAAGTCGATGTTACTATTAATAATAGGATTAATCTTAATACCGATGTATACGATGAAGATTATATTGCTGATGTTGGATCAAAGACTATATCAGGCTTAAAACATAGAGAGGTCTTATAATGAGATTTGGTCATGTGGGTTATATTCCTGCTTATATTAGACATCACCCCGATTTAAATGCAGTTGCTAAATTAGTGTATTCAGAGATTACGGCAAATATAGAAGAACAAGGTTACTGTAAGAAGAAAAACTCGTTTTTTGCTCGGGTTTTAGGCTCTTCAGCATCAACGATTAGTTCCTGTATAACTAAGTTAAGAAGATTTAATCTTATAAAAGTTGTTATTGAAAATGAAGAAGATTCTAATAAATTCATAAATAGGTATATAATGCTTACCCCACCCGAAATTTCAGTAGGGGTAGACAATAACATCCCTGTACCCTATGCTGAAAACTCAGTAGGGGGTAATGCAGTAGATGGTGATGTAGTGCCTAATAAAGATGTTGAGGGTACTGAGAAATCAGATACATTATTACATAGTAATAATAATATACAATATATCTATAGTATCCAAAAAAACAAGGTTGTTATTAATAAGGCAATCAATCATAATCAGTTGGTTTTTATAAAAAGAATAGTTAGTAATTTTTATACCACTCAAAATAAAAACTATCCTGAAATTATAAAATCGGATTGGCATAAAGATACAAACCTAACTAATGGTAGTATCAATGTAATATTCGATTTACTAACGATTGATAAGTGGGGTGAGGGTAAGGTTAGGGGTGTAATAGATTGGCTCGTTAAGGATACGTTTTGGGCTTCTAAATGCTATTCCTTGAGAGTATTACGGGACAAAGCACCTAATGGTCAAAGAAAGTTTACAAATATGTATGCAAGTTACATTGATAAAGGGGGTAAGTAATGACATTTGAGGAGAATGGAATATCAGTAAGAAATACAAGTGGGCAAGAAAAGACACAATGTCCAAAGTGTTCACATACAAGAAGAAAGGGTTCTGATCCTTGTCTATCAGTAAACATAGATGAGGGTGTATGGCATTGTCATCATTGTGGGTGGAAAGGTTCATTGAATAAAGTAAAAACAATAGCACAACCTAAAGTAGTTATAAAACCTAATCCACCTACAACCGACATCCCTGAGCAAGTTTATAAATGGTTTGAGGATCGTGGTATATCTCAAAATGTTGTAGATGCCGAGAAGATAGGTTATAATAATAGATGGATTCAATTTCCTTTTTATAAAGATGGAGAAGTGGTTAATATTAAATCAAGAACAGCAGATAAAAAGTTTATGCAATCTAAAAATGCTGAGAAATGTTTTTATAGGTTTGATCACATGAAAGGTATGGAAACGATTATTATAACTGAAGGTGAGATGGATACTTTATCTTTAGTTCAGGCAGGATTTACGAATGTTGTAAGTGTTCCTGATGGTGCTACTGCTCCAAACTCTAAACCAAGTGATCTAAAGTTTAGTTATCTATTATCAGCAGAAGAACATCTAATGAACGCTAAGACGATTATATTATGTACTGATAATGATGGAGCAGGGAATCATCTAAGGGATGAATTATCAAGGCGTATTGGTAGAGAAAAATGTTATCGAGTAACCTACCCTGAAGATTGTAAGGATATGAATGAGGTCTTGGTTAAGCATGGAGAGGAGTGTATATTAGATATAGTTAGTAATACTCATCCTTATCCTATTGAGGGTGTAGTTACTATTAGCGATATTGAAGATGATGCTATTGATCTACTTGAAAAACCTGAACATCTCGGTCTGTCTACTGGTTGGGTTGCTTTAGATGGTGCATATAGAGTTAGTTCATCTGAACTCACAGTTATTACTGGTGTTCCTAATATGGGTAAATCTGAATGGATGGATGCTCTTATGATTAACATGGTACAACATCACTCATGGAAATTTGGTATATTTTCAGCAGAAAATTTTCCAGTAAAACACCATTTATTAAAATTAGTTAGTAAGTTTAATGGTAAACCTTTTTGGGGTGATGATAAAATGGATAGTGAAACTGCAAGGGCAAGTATGAAAGTTATGAATGAACATATCAAGTTTATTGGTACTCAGGAAGATTCTGTTAGTATAGAGAATATACTGGAACAGGCAAAGATACTAACCTACAGATATGGTTTAAATGGACTTGTTATTGATCCTTGGAATACATTGGAACATAAATTCAGAGATGGAGAGAATGAGACTAATTATGTGTCTAGGGTTCTTGCTCAGTTAAACGCCTTTGCAAAAATCAATGAATTGCATATATGGGTTGTGGCACATCCAAAGAAAATGGAGAACGATCTTAATCGAAAACCTTTAGTGCCAACGCCTTACGACATATCAGGGAGTGCCAACTGGTATAATAAATGTGACAATGCAATTACAATTCATAGACATAAAAATGATGAACATGATTATGTTGGTGTTCATGTAAATAAGATTCGTTTTCAGTATAAAAATGGTAAACCAAACAAAGCTAAATTAAGCTATGACATAAGGAGTGGTAGGTATGGAGAATACTTCGAAGAAGTTAAAGAAAATCTATTTGGATAAGGTATACGCAATGCCTGAAGATGCAGGCACAAATATGGACTATGGAATCCGAAAAATGGCTCAAAGAAACCAAGAAGAGTTTGATGAGGTATGGATTAAACATAGAGAAGGAAAAGCGACATTCAAAGAATGGGAAACTGCTTTAGATAAATGGTTAAACTCGGAGTTAATATGATGTATTCAGAGTGTTGTGGAGCGATAGTCTATGACGACTATGACTTGTGTTGTGAATGTCTTGAACATTGTGATGTTTGGGAAGATGATGATACTGAGGATGAGATGATGGAAAAATTGTTAAAAATGCAAAAGGAGTTAGCATGAAAGTTAAAAGATACGTTGTAACACCTGATAAACACTTTCCTATGGCAGATATGAAAGCTATAAGTGTAGTTTGTCAAGCGATAGAGATTATAAAACCTGATGGTTATATTGATCTAGGCGATACTGGAGAATGGGAGTCTGTATCTCATTGGCAATGGAAAAAGAAGAAAAGACCTCCTTTAGAATATCAGTTACCTTATGTATGTAAAGAGGTAGAAGAGGTTAATAAGGGTATGGATATAATTGATGAATCACTAGATAAAGCCAATGTACATGAAAGACATTTCGTAGAAGGAAATCACGAAGATTGGCTAAATATGTTTGTAGAAGAGAATCCTTATTTAAAAAACGATTTTCTTGTGCCTAACGCTCTTAAATTAAAAGAAAGGGGGTATAAGTATCATAGACTCGGAAAGATGCTCAAAATCGGAAAACTCAACTTTTATCATGGACATCATTTCGCTGGTGTTCATCATACTCGTAATCACCTCATACGTCTTGGGGGGAATGTTATGTATGGACATCATCACGACATACAACAATCTAGCGTCACTCATATAGATGGAGTTAAATCAGCTTGGTCTATCGGATGCTTAAAAGATATGAGTTCTGAAGCAAATGGATGGTTAGGTAATAGGCAACATAACTGGCAACACGCTTTTGCTATTGTGGATTTTTATCATACTGGTTTTTTTACTGTCCATGTGGTTCAGATAGTGAATGGAAGAACTTCTTTATGGGGCGAAGTTATTAAAGGATAATACTTGACTCTTATAATGAGTATAGTTAATTTCAAATAAGAAATGAGGTATATATGTTTACACAAGGTAGGTTTAAAGTGGAATTTCCAGAGTCAATGTCCCAAGCGGACATACTGAAAATACAAGAGCAAGTGATACGTTTATTGGAACGTAATCAATGCAAGGTAATCAGAAAAGATGAATCGTGAAGTCTACTGGGGTACAATTTGTTGGGATGGTTATGACGAACATACCGAAGGAGAATATACCATCACAAGGTATAGTCTTGCTGATCTACTGGAAGGAATAGAATATTATATGGAATACTTTAAAGAAAGGTATCCATATGTAGAATCTGCCTCAAGAGATATAGATAATATAGAAACAGATATTACCATCATTGCACAAGAATTTATTAAAAACAAAACAGAGGAAATAAATGGAAAATAATACGTTTAAACTAAACTCAGAAGAACGACACAATATCGAGTTAATGTACGATGAGCCAAAAATAGGTACTAATACTTATGGAGAGTATTACCTTTATGGGGTAAAGAAAAATAAACAGGATGCTAGTTTTTTTGCTACACCTAACCTACATAAGCAGTTATCTTCGTGGGGTATAGGATCAAAACTGACTATTATTAGGGATGAGTATGCTCCTAATAAGTTTGGCTATAAGGTTGAGGTAGTCTCAGGTAAGAGTAAAGGCACAGTAAGTCCTACGCCTCAAGCTAGTTCTAATGCCTCTATAGACAACAGGACTCACGATATTCATAAGCAAGTATGCCTAAAATTAGCAGTAGATTTGTTAGGTGAAGTTAAAGGTATAATGACAGATGCTCAGTTAATTATGGTTGATGCTAATATGAACCATCTACTTAATGTACTAGAAAATACAAGTAGTCAAAAAGTAGATGCTGAGAGTATCGTGGTCGATAGTAATAGCGAAGAAGATTTTCCCTTCTAAATGAAAAAAGCCTTATCTAAAAAACTCGACAATGCTTGGTCTAAGAAAGTTCGTGAGTATGGGATGTGCGAAGTCTGCCATAAGACTAATCGGTTAAATGCACATCATTTTTATTCAAGAGCGATTAGAGCAGTTCGATGGGATATAGATAATGGTTTTTGTCTCTGTGTTGGATGCCATGTATTCTCCTCCTCTTTCTCTGCCCATAAAACCCCTGCTGAATTTGTGGAATGGGCAATTGAAAAGCGTGGCATCCAATGGTATGATGATTTAAAAGAACGAAAGAACTGCATGACTAAATTCTCAGATTTTGATGTAGATGGACTTTTAGAACAAATAAGTAAAAAAAAGTTTTGACTTTATCATATATTTGCAGTAGTATCTATACAGACAAAGGGAGAAATAACAATGAAAAAAGATATTAAAAGATTAAAAGACTTACGAAATAAGGTCTCAAACATTTGGAGACATACAGAAATGGAACTAGATGACTTATCTAGATCAGGTTTAAAGAAACAATTATTTGCTGTAAGTAGAGATATAAATGATTTAGTCGTAGAGTTAAGTACAGAAATTGAAACATCTAAGGGTTACACTTGTTCTCATTGTGAATCAGATGAAGTATCTGTTTGTGAACCTTGCTTGGATGATATGGAAGAAAAGATATAATGCCTTATAATGTGATATACTATTCTTGTCTGACTATCGCACAAAGCGTAGGAAAGAATATTCGCAATCAGTTGAGCCTTAATTGGCTAACTGCGAAAAGAGTGGTAAATGAAACTATTTCTGGGTTGGCGTTTGGAAGTAATATAAGGCATTTGAAAATTAAAATAACAAGGAGTTAATATGACTAGCTACTATCTATGGGAAGCGTTGCAAACTCAAGCCTTTGATGTATTATTAAATACATTTTTCTGGGTTTTGCTATGGACTTTAATGACTATAAGGTTGAATAAAATAGAGGAGAAATTAAGATGAAAAAGTCATTTTTATTAAGAGGTGCTAATGACATGATGATTAACCTCCCTCATAAAGTATGGAGAGACCTTGGGTGGAAAGTTAATGAGAAAATGGAATTAATACCTAAGAAAATGTATAATAAGGATAAAAATACTGCCTATACTATTACTATAAGAAAAGTAGAAGATTGGGAGAATGAATAATGATTATGTTTGATATTGCAGGATGGGTAGCAAATATTCTTATATTAGGTCTTGGTGTATTCTTTTGGGTTGCATCTCTTGGAGTCCTTGCTTATATATTAACAAAACTTATTGATAGAGTTTTGGAGTATAGATATGACAGTTAAGGACTTTATCGAATGGGCAGGAACAATGCAGTTTCAAGAGAATAAAATTATGCTTGAGAAAGGTAAAGAGTATACTGTATCTAATAATGACAAGTTTAAAAACTTTAAAAGTATTGGAGAAAGAATAAACCTTAATGCTGAAACTGTTGCTCTTGTATATCTATTAAAGCACATGGACTCTATTCGTAACTATGTATTGTATGGCAGGGAATCAAGTGATGAAGATATTATAGGTAGAATACATGATGCAAGGAATTATTTATTATTATTAGGTGGTATAATTGAAGAAAGACGGAACGAGAAAGTATGATTCTATTCAATGGGTTATTGATGCCCTTGATAATGAAATAGTAGAAAAGAAGTCAAGAGAGAATCATAAAACAGATGAGATTAGGGCGGATGAGAATTTGTGGTGGTGTCCTGAATGTAGGAAGAAATGGAACTGGTATGAGGGCGAAGTATGGAGTTCCTCAGATGTTAAACTATGGGATGCTAAAGTATGTCCAAATTGCGATTCCCCTGCTTAATTAAAGATGGCAAGATGACTCTTCAGAATAAAGAAGAGTTTAATAATACGATTGCCAAGTTAAGTGGGGATTATTATATAGAGTTGAAAGAAACAGGGGTTCGTTCCTCTCAGCAAAATAACTATTATTGGAAGATCGTTAATATACTTGCCGATGATCTAGGTTATACTGAACAGGAAATGCACTCAACACTAAAGAATCACTTCGAGGTGGAGAGTACAAAGACACTCACAACAAAAGAATTTGCCAAGTTAATAGAACAGATTATAAGATGGTCTGCTATTGACTTGGGCATTGTTATACCTGACCCTAAATCTTTACCAAGTCTCAGTTAAATTGAGACTAAGGTCATATACTTGATTAGCTACTTGAGTAACGGAAAAATCATTTTTTGCAAGTCTAAACATTCCGTAATCAGATATATGACTAGAATCTCCATCTATAGCAAATAGAAAAGGTAATCTGCTCCCAATTACTTTATTATAAAAAGAATTATGTAAACTCCCTGAATCATGCCAGTTTGCCCCAGTTGTACTTTCTAATCCTGCTGTAGCACTAAATACATCTGTGTCTGCTAAATACTTAAAGTTTATAGAGTGATTAGTCCTTCCATGTCTTTGTAAAAAAGAATAAGTTTGCTGATTTGAAGTGGTGCTTAAATTCCAAGGAGTAGTAATAGCCCAAGTCGGTTGCCCTAAATGAGTTGAACTGGTGTAAGTATTACCACCTAATGATTCTTTGGAAATCAAACCTCCATAATCTATAGAAGTTTTTATATCTAACTCAGGAGTTTGTGGAAAGTCGATGTATTCTCCTATCATTATACTTCCTATGAAAACATCTGTGGCAAAATTAACACTTGCACCATCAGAATCCTTTATTGTAAGCCTTATATATCTATTATGTGTTTCTTGAGTTGTCCAAGTAAGTAAAGTCCATCCATTTTTTTCTAGCTCAAGAAAATCAGCATTTCCACCACCCATATTAGCTCCACAATTCACAACCTTTTGATGTTGCCCTGCCCCTGTTCCTGCTGTTGTGGTAATCGTAGTTACATTAGAAGAGAAATCGGCAGTCGAAGAATAGGCAACCTTAAACACAGCATCTGCTGATTTAAAGTTATGATTTAAAATAGCAATATAATTAGACTCTGCTATAGTAGTATTTATTGTCCCTGTATCAAATTGAATATAAAAACTTTGATTTGTGTTAGCAATCTGAGCATAATTAGAAGGTTTTAAGTCAAACATATCTCCTTCAGATGTTCCGTTATCAAAAACAACTGCTGTAGAATTATCATTTTGAATTGTAACTATATCGTCTAAATCCCTCCATCCTGTAGTAATATCATAGTTAATTGTATCTATATATGCTCTTGGTGTTCCAAATCTATTATAATTCATTTTATTCCTTTAATTTTGTAAATTTAACTGATTACGCCTATTTCTCTTGCTTTAAATTTTAAGACTCCTACTTGCCTTTGAATAGATGTTACCATAAAAACTTTATTTGTATAGGCTTCATTGAATATTTTTTCAGGGTACATATTAGAAAAATCTACTAAATCCCCTACATCTATATTGTAAAATTTAGCATTTACTATATTGCCACTAATTTCTATCCTAGGCACTCCAATAATATTATAATAATAAGCAAAAAAATTGTCATTAGGATTGGCATTTTCAACAAGTGTGCTTCCATCATATTCTGTTATGACTGGATTTATATAAGCATCTAGATTTATATCTAATACATTTTCTTTTGAATTAATATTGTAATTAGTTCTTGCTGTTGTAGAAGATGCTGTTTTCTTTAAGCCGTACCTTTTACCAGCAGGATGCTTACGATAGTTAATATTCATTCTTGTCACTAAATCAGTTAAAGGAGTAATGCTAAATGTAGTAGAACTTATATCGTGTTTAGTTAGCCTATAATCTATATCAGAGCTACTATAACTATCTTTAATGTAAATATATTGAGGGTTAGCAGTACTACCTTGCTTGAATCTAAATATAAATCCACCCTCATATTGTAATTTTTCTAAAACTTCTTGTAAGGATATTAAATCATAGTTCCAATATCTAATTAACCAATCTTTTGTACTATTTAAACTGCTCCATCCATCAACACTTCCAGAAGTCACAGTCATGTCTGCAAATCTGTATAGTATATCCCTATGTGCTTCATGTATTTCTGTAATGTCATTTCCACTATTCCAGCCTGTAGCTGGTAATCCATCTGTTCCTACATAGGCAAATTCTATATCTGCTTCTTCTGTTATCACTTCAGCAGTTACATTTACATCTTTTATATCAACTCTTACTTGTTGATCCCATTGACTACTAGGATCACCAAAGTCCGCATCATCTGTTGCGTTCCATTGTATAGCTAGTTTAACAGTATCTGGAAAACTAGCATCATCGTCTATGGTGAATGTTTTTGATAAGGTAACTGCATGATCGTTTAAATTATCTGTCGTATGAAATAAAGCATCTCCATAATTTGTTCCACCATCCCAATCCACATAAACTCTTAAATTAAAATCATCGCTTCCAGATGCAAAATTTGATCCATGTAATGTGGTAATTTTTAATTCTATTTTAATGACTGCATTATTTAGTTTACCATCTGGCTTTGGAAATGTAAAATCTATATCCGTATTATCTTTAGAATGACTTTCAGTACCACCATTATCATTAGTTAAATCAGCCGTCACATCGTATCTAGAAAATGTAGCTGTATTGGTATCATATGCATTGGTTTCATCTGCCCAAACACTGTGATAATCAGTATGCCCATCTGCCCTATATGCAAAACCACGTCTAAAGTATTTCTCACATGTAGAAACAAAATTTTCAGATAACCTAGCAAATGTATTTGATAAAGGAGTAGTAAATGGAATAAAAATATCTAAACCTTTGTCATAAAAAGCTAATTCTGCATTAGTGTCTCTATCTATAATAGCAACATTAAATTCCTGCCTTCCTGCACTACTTTGTTCATAAGGGCATGGATAGTATAATGATCCATCTAAGTCTGTCTCAAATTGAGGAGAAGCATAAGTTGTATTTGGATTTTTAACAAAATTACCATAAGCTACTGGAACATAATTGTTTCTTGCTGTTTTATTAGGAGGATGGTCTACAGAGTCCCATGGTCTATGTGTTGCCATTTCTAAAGAAATCGTATCAATTGTTCTTGATATATTTATTAATCTAAAATATCCTATTACAACAGGAGTAGCATTATTAACCATAGATTTAACAGTTACTATTCTATTAATAAAATAAGAAGAACCACCATAAAGAACTTCACTAATTAAAGTGTCTTTATACTGAAAGTCTGGAATATCTATTGACACATTAGATGTTTTAGCTGTAGAATCTTTTAAATTAATTGACTCTCTAATAGATGGGTTATTTAAGATAACTCCATGATAGAAATTACCAGATACCGAACAATCTGCAAAAGCAAATCTAAGAGTTAAACTACTTGTGCCGTCTATTTCAAATAACCAATTTTCATTTATACTAGCTGATTGTATTTCTGTACCAAATGCCATTATGCTAAGTTCATCCTTTGTGCTTTTTGTATTGCTGGTATAATTGTATCTACTATTGTTTCATCTACTAATGGGGCAGATATGTTGAGCGTAATTCCTCCACCACCACCTTGATTCATTTGATTTAATGTTTCTACACCTATAGACTGTACAGCACTTCTTGACATCACAAATTCACCTCTTTCTGCTTCAATCATTGTACCTCCTTGTGAATGTCTACGACCACCTACTAAGCCACCATCTTCAAATGTAGCTAATGCTTTTGTAGCTAAAATACTTGCTGTTATTCCAGCCGTACCAGCAACAGAAGCACCTCCAAATGAAGCAGTTGATGCCAAAGAAGCTGGAACAGCATACGCTTGAGCAATTGCTAATCCAGTAGCTTTAGCACTTGCCACTGAACTTGCTTGAGCTGAAGTAGCTATTAATTTTTCTGCTATTAATTGTTTTATTTTATCCTTTATTAGTCCTCCTAAAAATACTATAAATGATGATCTTGTAGCTGACCATATTTTTTCTCTACGATCTTTTCCTGTCATTTCCAAATCAACAAGGCTCTGTATAAATTGATCATAAGTGGCTGATGCTCCTTTGTATAATACACTTGTTTCCTCAAGATTAGATATTACAGCATCTTTTTTGCTTTCTTCTACAAAATTAGTTATATCTATTTCATTTAACTTCATTTCTCTAAATTTATCAGCTTGAAGATCAATTGACAATAATTGAAAGTTTAAATTATCTTCATAAATTGTTCTTTTAGCATTTTCAATTTCTCGTATAGCTTCAAAATTTAATTTATGGGCTTCAGCTTCTGCTTTTGCCTGTTCTATTTTTTGTTTTGCTAATTCAATTGCTTCTTTTTCTTTTTTATTTTTTTCTGCTAATTCATCTTTAGCTTCTTTGTCTAATTTAAGTTTTTCTTTTTCTAATTTAAATCCTTTTATTCTTTGTTCAACTATTTCTCCTCTAACTTCTAAAAGATCAGTTTCTAATTCTAAATTTTCAGCTTGCAATGTATTTCTTTTGCTCGTACTAGATACAAAAAATCCATCTAAACCTCTTATTGTATTTTTATTTACTGCTATTTTTGCTAATATTCCTTCTTCTTTTTCTTCTAAATTTGTAACTTCAGATATAATTTTTCTTGAATTAGTTAATGTATTTAAATAATTAGTTGCACTTTTTGCTATTGATGTAAAAGATGTTGCTAAAAATCCAATAGCTGGTTGTAAAAATGACCCAGTAGCACTTGCTAAATTAGAACTAGCAGTAGATAGTTGATCATACGAATCCTGTACAGTTAGTACCTCATCGCCTAATGTTGTAACTTTTGCTCTAGCTGATTCCATAGTAGCTTCAAGAAATGCTTGTTTTTTTTGAGCGTCAGTTAATTTATCTGCTGTTGTACCTATTTCTTTAGCATAACTTTCGTAAGCTTCATCTGCTTTAACGATAATACCAATATTGTCTAACATAAGTCTTGACTGTCTACCTATACCAGTAATTAAAGATTCTACAGAGCTTGCAGTATCTCTTCCTAATGCCCTACCTAATCTTTGAGCAACATCAAACATTTCAGCCATTTCATCAGAGTTTTTAGTCACTCCTAAAATCATAGCATTGTTTGCTTGTTGAAATAAGTCAAATTCAGACATAGTAGAATTTGTTGCTTTTTTTAACTTACCTAATGCCATAGATGCACTATCAGTACCACCAGACAATGTTTTAAATGCTCTAGACATTGAGTCTACTTTAGCACTAGCTGAACCAAACCTTCCTAATTGCCTAATACCTAAGCCCATTGCAAAGTTAAATAAGAGCATCTTTGATCTTAATACAGCAAATGTTCCACCTAGTATACGAGTTCTGTTTCCGAGTTTCTTTTTTGTTCTACTTAGTTTTTCATTAGTTTCTTTAACTTTTTTGCCTTCTGTAACTAATTTAGATTGAGACTTTACTAATGACTTAGTAGCCTTATCAAGTTTCTCTATAGCTTTTACTAACGGCTTTTCACCAGTTGCTTTAAATTCTATTTCAATTATATCTTTAGCCATTTTTCATTGCCTTTGCTTTTTGTCTCTCTAGTAAATTGTTTAGTAAAAAACTTTTTTCAACCCACTTCTTAGGTTGCTCTCCATAAGAACCTTTATATGCAGGGACATTAAAGTTCCTTACATATACAAATCTTGATATATCTTTTTGTGCTTCTTGGTTCATCATTACATTGCTACAAGCAAAAAAGGGTAGCTGTGCCATTACCGAACTTGCGATATTGAAACTACTACCCTTTTCATTCTCTTCTTTTGTTTCTGCTATTATTAAGTCAATAACTCCCCAAACATCATCTTTTGATGTAAAGGTTCGTGTTTCATATTTTCCCTCGATTAAGACAGGAATTTGAGCTTTATAGGGGTATGTGTGATACATACATCCCTCACATTGTTTCTCAATTAGGAAGTTACTTTCTAATGTAAGGGATTCTACTCCCCCAAGCGTTGAAACTCTTGAACCGCTAAAGATAATTCGTTTTTATCATCATCGCTAAGTCCTTTGATGAATTTATCATCAGCACCCTTAACACCTTTGCGAATCCAAGCTGTTCTTGCTTTTGCTAAGTTAGTAATAGCCACAATTTCATTACCTTCATATCTCATTTGAGGTAAATCATTACAGAAATCAATATCATCTACTGACATCTCTTTAAGTTCTGCTTCTACTCCCGATTTAAGTTTCATTATGAACTCACATCAAAAGTAATTAAAGCATCAGTTCCATCATCAACAGATTTCATTGCAACATCAAGCATCATTATATCACCTTCATTTAATGAAACATCTGTTAAAACTGCATTATCAATTAATACTCCATAAGCATTATTGTTAGTAATTACTAAAGAATTACCAGCTAATGCTGATGTTTGAGTATCAAAAGTGTTAATTAATCCTTTTGTATTTGCATCGTATTTTACAGTAGATTCAGCAGTCACTGCAATTTCAGCACCTCTTGATACTACTTGATAGCCAGTAGAACTAAATCCAGTAAATACTGCTGGGTTTTCTATTGTAGTAGAAAAAGATTGCATAATAGAGTCTGTACCAAACACTTTAATTCCACTTGCAGAGCTTAAAAATACATCTGTTGTATTTGCATAAGGGGTAATAGTCGGTTCAGCCGTAGATGCTAAATCTGGAACTTTACCCGTTTGTAGAGTGGCAGAAAACTTATACCTTCCACCTTCTGTGGTTGCATCAGCAGATAAAGTAAAACTAGTTACGACACACCCAAAAAACTCCATACCTTGTTGATTTGTAACATCTGATGGTTGCATTACAAGAGTTAATGAAGAAGCTACATTAGTTAGACTTGCTCCATATATTTGACTAGATGGTGTAAATCCAGTAGCTACTGATATGTCTGTAGTAACATCATTACATATATTTTGTAATAATAATTTATGACCAGCATCTAAGTGCATTGTACCTGAAAGAGAAATTTCAGCTACTCTCATTTTATTATCTTGAAAGAAATCTTCGTCTTTAAATGTCCTGCCTACTCCACTCCTAATATCAACAACTTGATTAGGGTTTAATGAGGGCATACCTATTGAATCAACATCTAATTGAAGCATTGTTGTTCCAATTCCAGTATCTCCTGCATTTGAAGCATCGGATACTAATGCTACCTTCCATTCTTTTGGTGAGAATGCTTGTTCTGCTATTGCCATTACTTATCTCCTTTTTTGGATTTAGAGACATTTACTAAATGCTCTATATTATTTAAATTGCTTACTTCTATTGATTTTCCATTATGTAGATTTTCCCAATCTTCAAATGAACAACCACATTCTTTCCAACAATTCGGCAAGATTGTATTTTTATCTTTTAGTTTAATCTTCATATCTCTCCTTTATTACTTTAAGATATATTTCCCATATAAGAGCATTTAAATTCCCATCTAATAACATTAAGTCCCTCTATAGCAGATTCGGCTTCTTGTTTTTCATTAATTCTAGCCGTATCGAATCTCCCATTATGAAAGGTGTTATTTTGATTGTTAAAAAATAATGCTTCTATATGCGATACTTGTCTTAGAATATGTTCCCAAGTATCTTTTTTAACCATTTTCTCTTTAAATGTATACGAAACATCAAGGATATATTCTCTTGTTTCTGCTGTAGCATTGTATTCAATTAAATCTGATCCTACTGGGTTAAGCCTAATTGATTGGCTACCCATATCTTTAAAATCTCCTGTGTATACTGGAATACTTCCTGCAAACTCTGCATTTAAAAAAGAACGAATTGTATCCAGTATCTTTGTTTCCCAAATATTAGCAAATGTTATAGGCATTATCTACGAGACATCCTTATAGAGAAAGGCATCCCTGCATCTAGTACAGATTCATTTTTGCCAAAAAACTCTATTTCCCATTTATCATTTAAAGTTGCTGTATCTGCTGTATCTCCTGCAAAACGAATATCAACTCCACTAGCTAATGTTTGATATTGCCCATTAACAGTATCTACATAGTCTGCATCTTCGCTATTATTCATTCTTTCAGCACCAAGGTTGTCTCCATCTTTTAACCATACAGAGTATTTAGCAGTTCCTAAAGCTCCTGCTGTTGTAATCTTAACTCCAATACGATCATAAATATCGTGGTATTGACCTCTTGTATCTACAATACGAAGATTACCACTTACAGAGATTTCTCTAATTACTCCTTGAGATGAATCACCAGTTACTTGCCAAGATAGTTTCGTACTTCCTTCATTCAACGATAGTATGTTTTTTTCTGACTCTTCAAATAAAGCATCTGCTATTTCAGATGTGGGTTGAGATGCACGAATTAAAAAGCTACACGCTAATAAAGCTGTAGTTCTGACTATAATGTAGTCGTAGTTACCATCTTGGTCTTTAAATTGTTCTCTAGGCAGTTTGCCATCTAATCTTGAATCTAAATACTTTCCTGCATTATCAATATAACGAGTCCTTAATGTTTCCCAATCATCTCCAGATTCTATTAAATGATCGTTAGGATTTACTGCATTATCCTCATAAAGCAATACAGAATCATTACCAGCACTATACAACCATTGTTTTGGCTCTGACCATTCTACACCAATATAAATATCAACTCCAGTATTGTGAGTAGCTGTAGTTGTGCCTAAAAATCCTCTTTTTACTGTTAAGGTATTTGAAGATATATTAGTTATTAACATACTTTCATTATCTATCTTGATAATGTCTCCATATCCAAATACAGAACCATCAGTTACATCAATAGCTGTTTCAATAATATCAACAGCCCCATCTGTATTAGCAGTAGAGTCTGAGTAATTTTCTACTTTATTGTATGGAGTTAAATCTTCACCATTTTGATATAAGTTGCTTACTAATCCAACATTAAATGCTTCGTAAAGTTTATATCCTCCATGTGAGAATAGTTCTACCCAGCCATATAAAGGAGTTTTAGTATCAAACTCATCTATGGAAGGGTATATATCTTTTAAATCTCTATTTGTGCAGTAAGCCATATCTCTCCTAATTTATCACTTAAATCTTTCTTATACAATAGATAATTATAATTTAGTCCAATATTTCTATATGAACTAAGTCCATAAATGTTTGGTCTTTAGTCTCACCATCACTATCCCAATCTCCACCCCATCGAATCTTTAGATTGAGCTGTTTGGCAATCCCTCTAACTATGCCACCCATATAATAAAACCTATTACTCTCTTCCCAGTTAATTGGGTAAGGAGCTAAATCTACTGCTTTACCTAACTGATGATTGCTTTTTTTATTGACACCATCAAGCTTGCTCTTCCCATCTTTAAAGTATTTATTTTGAGTTTCGGCTGATCTAACTCCTTCAATAATCGTAACATCCATGACTTTGATTAATTCATTTAGTACATTGACTAACCTTGAATCTACACCTTTCAATCTTGCACGACTTCTTTTCCCAAACTTATACATTACTTCTTTTTCTTGCCCTTAATTACTTTTCTCTTCTTCTTTGATTTTGGTTTACCGAAACCATATCCTTTACCTTTTGGCATTATTTCTTTCTCCTTTTCTTGATTTTTTTGATTTTACCATTTGAAGTCCTAGCAAACTTATGTGTTTTAGTTTCTCTAATAAGTGTACCAGAATACCTTTTGCCACCAAACGCCCAACTTACTTTTTTTGCCATTACCACTTAACCTTATTTGCCCAATAAGCTCCTGAGAGTCTACCTCTGGCTATGTTTTTACGATGTCTCGCCTTAAAACTCTTTCTCTTTGCTTTCATTCTAGCAGACTCGCCACTCTTAGGTTTACCTGCTGTCTTTGCTCCCTGCTGTCCAAATCTAATTAATTTGGTTTTACCTCCAGATCGTGCAAGCACAACATGAGACTTTTTTGGATGACTAGGGGTACGTTTAGGTTTATTGTACCCCTTTAATCCAAATCTTGATAATCTAGAGTCTTTTTTCTTAGGCACTATTTACCTTTGAAGTATCCACCCATTACATCAGTAACAACATCCATTACTTTTTCAAATAATATTTGCTCTTTATCTTCTGATACAAAAGGAATATTTATTTTTTCATTTAGTTTAGTGGCTAACATAGATGCAAAATCATCTGATTCAATATGACTCATTGCATCTGCTTTCATTTTCTCAGCTTGTACTTCTGCAAGATCAAGCATCATTTTCTTAAAGTCCATTACGACTCCTTTGTCTTTTTGATTTTATAATATAAGTAAATAATATTCATTACGGCAATCACAATACCTAATATGTATGGTAATAAGTCCATAAATACAATTGCCATGCTACCGAAACTCCCTGTTGAGACCTTTAAGCTATCCACGACCATTACCATTCATTCTGCTCATTATTCCATCCATTCTTGAAAGTTGTTTTTCTAAATCAGATACGGCTTCCATCATCTGTTCATATCTTCTATCTCGTACAGAATCTGATTCATTCCACCTACTGATCAATTTAATTATCATTCCTTCCATGTTATTAATACTTTCAGATTGACCTTTGTTTTCTATCTCTAAATTTTTTAACGATTCTTGTTGTGCTGTTGATTGTTTTGATAGAGAAATAACAAGGTACATAAACATAATACCTACTACCCCTATCATTCCTGCTTCTCCGTATACTGCCATAAAGTCCATTATTTCTTCCTCCTCTTACCCCAACTTAAAGGATTAATATTTTTTTCGTACCAAGCTACTTTTTCTGCAAGCTCTTCTCTCTCAGCCCTTTCTTCCACGATATGTTTATCAAGTAAACTCCCAATGCGTTCATCTGCATTAGCAAAGTTTGTTTCAAGTATCCCCAGTCTAGTCTCAATCCGATAGTAACCATAGACGAGAGTCCCAACGAGAATAAGAATTTGCCCAAACCACTTGAGGTTAATACTGACAACAGCATTATCATCCACAATCCCACCTCGATAGCTCCTAGCTGTTTTGACATCTTCACTCATGTTCCCTAACAGATTCCCATTGATTATGCGTAAAACACCAGTTGTCTGAATTAACTCTTACCCTGTCTGCATAGAAATGTGAGGTAGAATCTTGATCCATAACCTCTAAAAACGTATACATTGAATCTTCTGGACTCAACTCAAAACTTCCAACTGACCAACCACTTGTGCAACTACTCAGCATAAGAGTAGATGACAGTAACATTATAACTTGTACTAACAACTTCAAAGTCTCCATTTTTTAATTTCTTAATTACTTTATTCATATTACCATCCATAGTGCCATAGTAGTTTCTACAATAAGATCAGATGCCGTATTATAAGCCCATCTTTTTTTAGTTCCATAGGTTTCATGTGTACCTTCGATATAGACTTCAAAGATTTCCCATAAAACACCAATGATAAATACTCCCATTACACACCAAAAAGCACTCCAATCCATCCATTGAAATATTTTACAGAAAAAAGCTCCTGCTCCAATGTGATAGGCAGTCCAACCATCTAGCTGTCCTGTTTTTAATTGCCATGATACTAATTTAGTCAAAGGATTTTTCATCTATCTGTCACCTTATTGTTTAATAGTTTATGGTTTACAATGTCAATACGCCCATGACCATCTGAATGTCTTTTAGCACATTCATCTATATAAGCATTTTCAATAGTTTTGAACGAATCACTTTTCTTTACTATAACTCCATCTACACAAAGAAAATAATCTTTAGAGTTAGGATAAGTAATAGATGTTATCGTTCCATCTGCTTTCTTAATAGATTTGATCATGTTAGGTTTAGTATTCTTATGAATAACTACATCGTGATCATAGGCACATTGACGAACAATCATTACTCTACTTCAGCCTCTACGACTTCATCGTTAAGTGATTG